TTAGTAATCCCAAAAACATTCATAGTTTCACCTCCATATACCTACTATTATACAAGCTTACAAGGATTTTACAAGTGTTAAGATTAGAAAGCAGATATGCATTTAAGTAATAAATTATTACCAAATAGTTATTGACAAAATTTTTTGATATGATATAATAGAAAGTTTATATAAAATAAATGTTAGTAGGGTGTGACACTTTGGTACAAATTAACTATTGATTATGATATTCAATAGTGTAATATAGAAGTATGGATAAAAGAAAAAGAGGTACAAATGGCAGATAGAATAAATATAAGTTATGATAATAATAATTTTAATG